GATATAAATCATCTTTATTACTACCTTCAGCTATCATCCTGTTTATATCCATTGTTGCAAGTATTCCTTCAATAGCTGTTCCAACAACAGGTATTCTTTTTAACATTTTAAAAATAGCTTTACCTCCTTTTGGTAGCAATTTCTTTAACTGACCAACTGGATCTTTATATAAATTTTTTGCTCCTTCCACGAAATTACTAGCTTTGGTTGAAACTTTTTCGGCAATTCCACCAAAAAAGCTTTTAACTCCACCAAAGAAACCTCCACCTCCACCTTTAGCAGCACTAGCTGTTGAACTAGCAGCAGTAGAAGTTGAACCAGCTACGGTACTAGCAGCATTAGAAGCTGATTTTGTAACATCATCAGCTAAACCGAAAGCTTTTCTAAGTCCACTTACTATACTTGTAACCATACCATATGCTGCTTTAAATGGTGCAAGTATTGATGATACTGCTATTTTACCCATAGTAGCTAATATTGACGTAGTTGCAGTATCTGATGAGGTAACCCAATTAGAAAATGCTTCTATATAAGGAAGTATCTCTTCTAATAATTTTAAACCTATAGTTGCTAATTTCATTTGTATCCTTTCAAACGCTGCATCTAATCTCTCTGCTGCTGTTGCACTAAACATAGTTTGTTGTGCAAGATCTGCTCCTAATTCAGCATTTGTTTTTCCTTCTTTAGCTTGCTTTTGACCGTTTTTAACTGCTTCTTCAGCTAATGATTTTTGAGCTTGTTCTCCTTTTAATCTTTCTGCAAATTCATCTCTCTGCATTCCCATTGCTTCAGCAACTGCCTGCTGTTGCAATACGTTCATCTTACCAAATGAAGCGGCTGTAATACCTTGTTTAGCTATTTCTCTATTAAATCCTGCTATATCTCCATTAAGTGCTGCTATTCTAGCTTTGTCTAAATTAAGTTCTCTACCTAATAATACTTCAGCTTCCATTTCTGCAGTTAGAGAAGACTCAAAATCAAGCATTCCGCTCATTGCTGCTTCTGATTTAGCTAGATCAGTACCTAATTTTCTTGCTTCTGCTGCTGCTTTCTTTAATCCTCCAGGGAATTTTTTAGTTGATAATGCTGTCGCTGCTGAAGCTGTTGCTACATCTTCTAATATAGTTGCACCACTTAAGAATACTCCATTAGCACGGTTAAAATTAGCTGTAAAACCTAAAGTTTCATCTGATATCTCTTTTAATGACTTACCGCTCATAGCAGCATGCTTGAATAAACCTGCAGCTGCATCAGCTCCTAGACCCATCCTTGTTGAAATACCTAAGACATATTTAGAAGTTTCTTGAGAAACTACTGCTGAGGATTTTAATGCTTTATTAAAACCTGCTATTCCGCCACTAGCTTCACTAATGGACATACCCATTGAATTAGCTGCACTTGCTGCTCTACTAAATGCTTTGGCTGCATCGTTGCCAGCCATTGCTAATGTCCTTCTTAATTCGGCTGCTCCTGCTTGTAATTTTTTGATCCCTTCGATCATCATACCAAACATAGTAGCAAGTCCTAATTTAGCTATATCTCCTAATGCTGCTCCCATTCCTTTTGCAGCTGAATGTCCTTTAGCTTGGTATTCAGCCATAGTTTTAGAAGCTTTTGCAAAACCATCAAAGACTTTGCCGAGTACAGGGATGTCACCAAAGATTTCTGCTAAGCCACCAAATACACTAGCAGCTCTTTCTGTTTTACGAACTTCTTTTGCGAATTTTTGAGCTTCTGCGGTAAGCTCTTTAGACATTTGAAGTTGATCTTGTAGTATCCTTACTCTTCTCTTACCTTCTTTAGTTTCATCTTTTGTTAATTTGTTAATCTCATCAGCTAAACTCTTTTGTTCATCAAGTGCAGCAGTTAAAGCTTGATCAAATGATTTCCTTTTACTTTTGCTAGCAAGCATATCAGCATCTGCAGTTGCTAATTTTCGGGCAAGTCTTTCGGCCTTATCCGTATTTTGGGTCATTTGATCCATCTCCGCCTTACCCGCAGCAATTTGTTCAGTAACCTTTTGAAGCTCGTTTTTCATATCTTGTATGATATCGACGAACTGTGCTCCTGCTTTATTTAGCTCGATTTGAGCTGCTGCTGCTTCTTTAGTTTGTATGATACGTTCTTTAGCCATTTAAAAAAGAATTATTTCTTATAAATAGTTAAGGCTCCTATTATTTAGAAGCCTTTGTAGTATAATTTGGTTTAACGTTCGGTCTAGCTACTTGTACCTGTTTCTTTTTAGAGTATTTTTCGTTTTCTTTTTTTTGTTCTAAATAAAACTCATTAATATTCTGATAAGTAAAGTTTCTTAACCATATAGGCATATTATATACGGTATGCCAGTCATATCCTCCTTTACCGTGAAATACTATATTATGGATTTGTGTAAAAAGATTATTTCTATATTCTGAAGTCAGGCCAAAAAAAGTTAATCCCGATGGGGATATCAACTTCCTCCTCCTCTCCATTATCATTTTCAAACTTATATATCATATCTACGTCTGGAGAGACGGTAATATAATATTTTCTAAATTCTCTTGCATCAGATGCTAACATATAGTTATCAACAAAATCTCTAATATCTTTAGATTCTTTATTATCATTAACTGATGTAATCATATACTTAAGTCTTGTAGATCCTTCAGTATTACTATTTTTATCTATTTTTTTTCTTCCTTCTACTTCTCTTTGAACTTTATTTTCATCCTCTTGAGTTAAAAGTTTAAATTTAATTTTATTACCTGTTTTAGGTAAAGTAAAATCAAATTCATTTCCGTTTTCTAATAGTTTTTCATCTATTTTTTTATTACCTAATTTAGATAAATCTATAGAATGCTCTTCATCTCTTACTGTAAATTTATATTCTTTACCGTAAGATAGTATTCTTGCTGCTATCATTATAGCATTCTTATCCCCAATAAGTAATTGATTAAAGTTAATTTTTTTATCAACTATAAGAGATTTTAATACTCTATCTAATGCAGTACCGTTTGATATATAGTTTACATTAGATAGAATGTCCTCTTCCTTTGCGGTCATATACTTCATTTCTATTTTTCCGCTTGAAAGAGGAGAGTCCTTAGGATAAAGAAGTCCTTTGGACGGTAAATCTACTGTTTCAGTAGGTAAATTAAATTTTGGTTCCATAAATAATTACGTTATAACTAGTTTTATTTATAAATATACGAAGATAAAATTTATTTACCAACTTTCTTATATAAAAAAACCCGGATAATTCCGGGTTCTTTGGTTTTCAATAAAATTATTAATGTTTAGTAGTTAAGTACACAATAATCCATGGCTACTGTAAGTGTAACTTCTGTTGGCTCTGAACTAGTCCAATCAAAACTACCTTGAGCAAAACTTGTAATCATTGCTCCTTTAATTATCCATTCAGAAACTATATCTCCTACAGGACCTAAAACATTAAGTGTTATATCTTTTTTGTAAAAGTCAGAGTAACCTGCTCTTCCTGTTACTGATTCGTATGATAATCTTGCCCATTCCATACAAGCTTGAGCTCCTGATGGTGTGATTGGATCATATAATGTCATATCCATATCTTGCCATTCTCTCTTACCTCTTATTTTTCTATAAGAGTTAATATGATCTAGTTTGATAGGCTCATCTGAAAAAGAAGGTGCCGTCACGTTCTTAATCATAAATGACTCGATCCCATCGATTACCATGAAGAATCTGTTCTGTACCTTTGGTTCAAAGGCTCTAAACATTATTTCGTTAGTATCTAATATTGCCATGTCTTTTTTTTATTATAAATATCTAAAATTAAAATTTATCCTCCAAATGTTGCTCCTGTTGGTTCTAATGTAAAGTCTAGAACAATAAATTCAGCTGTTTTTGCTGGTTGAACAAATATCTGTCCAATTAATTGATTTCTATCGATTACATCTGCTGTATTGTTGGAATCGTCCATTACAACTCTAAATGAAAATAATCCTTGTCTCTGTACCACTGATTCTAAGAATGGATTTACAGCTGATAAGAATCTATTTCTAGTTGCTATCGTATTTTGATCAAATACTAATGTATTTGCTTGATCACTTACGAACTTCTTAAGTTCTATCAATAATCTACGTACGTTTACTCTATCTAATGCAGAAGCTGCTTTTTGTAAAGTCTTCTGACCAAATATTGCTATTCCTTGTCCAGGGAATGTTGCTATTGGGTTAACATTACCACTATATAAAGTATCTCTTTCAGATCTTGTTAGTTTTCTTTCTGATTGTAATACTGAAGGTACTCCTCCTCTTACTAATCCTGCAGGTGCAAACCATGGTGCGTTAGCTCCATCTGTGAATGCATATACTCCAGGTACTACTGTTGATGCAGGAACGTAAACGTTTTTACCTGTTGCTGATCCTACTTGTACCCAAGGCCAGTATGTTGCAGCGTAAGAACTATTTACTTCTGCTGCTTCTGCAGTTACTGTTGTTATAGCTCCAGTACCGTGCGCTACTAAATCTACTACTGCTATACAGTCTCCTCTAGTTTCTGCTAACGATATAATATTATCTGTTTGAGTAGCACCGTTAGCTGCAAATGCATGTATTAAACCAGGAGCAGAAATAATGTTAAACTTCCACTCATCTTTATTCTCTAAAATAGTAATTGCATCATTATAATCACTTCCGATTAATCCTTGAATACCTGCTACATCATTATTAATATCTTTAAAGAATTTAGCATTGTTAGTAATATTAGTACCAGCAGCTCCACCAAATGCACCAGATGCAGCAGCAGGAATAGAAGCTGAATAGCTAACTCCGCCTGAATCTACGTTTACTGTGATACCATCTGTACCTAAGTAATTTGATGTTTGTACTTTTACTTCTGATACTCTAATGTAGTTAGATCTGTTTGGATATTCTCCTACACTAGTTACGTAAGTATTTTCTCCGTCTGTTGCTTTAGTTACTCTCTGATCCCCAATTTGCTTTGCAATATATCTATCGTCATTAGGATCTAAACTTAAGTTATTAAACGTTTCTAATATAATTTTGTTTTTGTGATTGTCATCACCTCTTCTTACTAATAATGAGAATGTACCTTTTGAAGTATCTAAGTTACTTATTTCCCATCTAATATTGTCTGCTGATCCACTCTTAAGAGAACCGTTGCTTAGTTCATCTGCGCTTGTATAATGGTCTGAAGCTGTTACGTTATTGTATACTATTCCTTTACCAATAGTTTGTAGAGTAAAGATTTCAGTAGTTGCTTTTCCAGTTGATCCAGAAATAGGAGTTGAATCCGCTGCTGTCCAACCTGCAGAACCAGATACTACTCTAGTAATTAGAGCTGTGTTTCCGCCTTGATCGAAATAATTTTTTACAGCTAATGAAGTTAAGTACTCTACGTTAGTAGAACCTGAAATGAATGTTCTACCAAACTTTCTTGAATACTCTCCAAAAGAAGTTACAATAGTAGGATTCTCAATTGGTCCAGTAACAGTAGGCCCAATAAAAGCTGCGCCAACTTCTTGGGGTGCAGGTGAGATAAATGATACGTCATTTTCTCTTGCGAGTACACCAGGTGAGATTATAGTTTCTGCCATGTTGATGTTATTTTAAGTCGTGTTTTTATATAAATATCGTTCATTTATCCAAACCCATCTATAAGATAGTAAGTTGGATTACATTTATAAATAGAGAAATAGAAGGTAAACCACCCAAGAATTTTAAGTAATATTTCCTGTCTTAATATCTATATTGACATCACCGTATTTTTGATTAATAGAATTATGTAAAGATAGTTCAAAATTTTCAATCCTTAGCTTATTTTCTTTAGCTCTATCTAATCTTTCTGCTAGTTGTATTTCTAAAAGCTTGATTTCACCTAACTCTATTAGTAGGTTCTGTTTATTTACTTTAATACTTTGCAGTTGTTCTAATTCGTTTTTATCTACTTTTTTTACTTTTTTAGCCATTTTATTTAAATTGTTTTCCTTTTGAATACCTATTATTATATTCTGGTATTTCTATTTCGTTATATTTATGTCCTTTTATTACTGTGCTTTCAACTTCACCTTTATCGGTATTGGCAAAATAGTTTTTTAAATAATTATAACTTCTATTCATAATATAGTTAGGTCCTTTTTCTTCTAATAATAAACGTAATTGATTAATAGAAGGATGTTTTTTATCCCACCCTGCTGAAGAGTGATAATCTTTATCTTCAAATTGGAAGGGCATTCTTATTAAAAATGGAGTTGATGGTGTGCTAATACTTTTTATAGGTATATTATTTCTAATTAAAAATTCAGCTGAGAATCTATGATTTAAAATTAATTCAGCTCTATTTTGATAAAAATATGAAGTTTTATCTAAAAAATAATTTAACCACATCATACTATATTTATCCATAGTTTTTGGAGTACCTAACATATAATAATCTTGACACCAGAAG